CAGAAGCAGGCCATGAAGATGTTTGGCGGTTTTATAAATTTCTTGTGGAATCCCACTACTAAGAAGCTGACCATCATACGCAAAATACCCAACGCTGGACACAATTACATCAGACTACTGGCACTCAGTGCCAGTGGTCAAACAGTTGGTAGTACTATAACTATCCGCACAAAGGATGCATGGCTTGTCGCGCCCGGCGACAGCATTACCGTTTCCAACTGCCGCATCGTGGGCTACAACAACACCTACATGGTTGATACAGTGGACGGACTGCATACCACCATAACAGTCAAGGCCAAGTTGCAGCTGGAAAGAACCGAAGTAGTCACACAAGATTTGCGCAGTACACAAGTGTGGAGCAACCTAAGTGACGTACCTTCTGAGAACGTGATGTTGCAAATCTATAACTACAAGCCTGATGTTATGTTGTTAAGCGACCATATGGCTTTTCCGTGGATACAAGACTATGCCTACAGTTTTGCTAAACGAATTGTAGGCGAAGCCCGTAGTAAGTTTGGTAGTATTGCGGGTCCACAGGGCGGTACAACCTTAAACGGTGAGGCACTCAAAACAGAAGCAGCAGCCGAAATGGATAAACTTGAAGATGATTTACGTAGATACGTAGACGGTGCGCAACCCATGTGGTGGATTACCGGATAACTTGACAAACTAACATAAAACTGTAATAATGCTACTACCGGGAGAAACGCATGATAGTAGGGCTAGTAGGATTCATTGGTTCAGGCAAAGACACAGCAGCAGACTATTTGGTAAACTTTCACGAATTCCGTCGTGAGAGCTTTGCTAATACTCTTAAAGATGCAGTAGCACACGTATTCGGGTGGGATCGTACCATGCTAGAAGGGCGCACCAAGCAAGCAAGAGAGTGGCGCGAGCAAGTGGATACATGGTGGGCAGCTCGATTAGGCATGCCTAACTTAACACCGCGTTGGATACTACAATATTGGGGCACAGATGTTTGTCGTAAAGGATTTAACGACGATATTTGGATAGCCAGTTTAGAAAACAAACTACGTACTGCCACAGACAATATAGTTATTAGTGATTGCAGATTCCCCAATGAAATAGCTTCTATTAGAGCACAAGGTGGTAAAATTTTATGGGTACAACGTGGCCCATTGCCTGAGTGGTATGATGCCGCCGAGTCTTTTAATAAGGGACAAAATGGCAATATGAATTGGGCGCTAAGTAGAGCTAAATTAGAAAAGCTAAAAATACACGCCAGTGAAACAGCATGGGTGGGATCACGGTTTGATGCAGTAGTTGATAACAACAGTACAGTAGATCAACTGCACGAAAACATCAGAAGTCTGGTACTAGGACCGATTCCCGCCACGGAAGCTTCAGCCGATGTACTTCTTGCTGACAGTTTAAACATACAGTTTTTAAATTAGCCCAGTTGCTATTACGTAAATCCCCGTCAAGATAAAAAACACGTAATTGTTCTTCGGGGTACTTGGCCTTAAATCCGCATTTTTCGCATACAGGTTTTTTCCTATAGCCAGTTTTAAACCAGCTGGGCGCTGCGGGCTTAATCTTGCGACCTTCACGTAAGCAAACATCGCATTGCTTTCTGTAGTATATCTTCTCCCCCACATGACAATTGACTGCCACAGGCCTAGTTGAATTGCAAGTGGGGCATAGTTTTCTAGTGTTCATAGCTGTATTTATGTGAAACCTTAATTAAGGGCTGCATAACGGTGCCTTTTGTTGAATGTCAAATAAATAATAAAAAGTTCTTATTAAAGGAAAAACACTATGGTAGCTTTAGTTTCACCCGGTCTTAGTATATCAGTTATCGATGAAAGCGCATATCTTCCAACAGCAGTTGGAACAATACCTTTTGTATTGTTTGCTAGCGCCGAAAATAAAATAATTAACAACACAATAGCACCCGGAACATTAAAATCCAATGCTGGTAAAGTATACGGAATCAGTAGCCAACGAGAATTAGTTAGCACATTTGGTGCACCTGAGTTCCTACGCACATCGGCCAATACACCTATACATGGCAATGAACGTAACGAATATGGTCTAATGGCTGCATATAGTGCCCTGGGACTAGCAAGTCGTGTTTGGGCTATTCGTGCTGATATTGATCTAGATCAACTAGTTGGTACCACTGTACGGCCTAGGGGCGAAGTTCCTGATGGAACTAATTGGCTTGATCTAGCCGATACTGCCTGGGGAATTTGGGAATATAATTCTGCTGCTGACACATATTCAGCAGCAACACCATTAAGGATCACAAGCCAAAATGATGCAGAACAAGATGCAGATACGTTGATTTGGATTCCAAAATCCAGTATCGGCACCATTGGCAGCTACTGTGTTGTAGTATTTGATACAAATAACAATATTTTCTACAAAAACAGACAAAATATGTGGGTGCAAGTTGGATCTACACTTTGGCAACGACAAATTGTAACAGTAGCTGGATCTGCAACAACATGTGACTTTACAGCAGGTGCTGATTTTTATTTAAATCAGTTGTTGATTGATCTTGGCGGCGCAACATCAATCAGTGATGTGGTAACATTAATTAATGATAGTATTGTCGCTGCTCCGGGTTTTACTGGAGTCTATGCCGATAAAATAAACGGCCAATTGGCATTCTTTGTTGATAGAACCAGCGCCAGCGACCCCGGTAATATTGATCCGTTGACCAGTGACCCATTGATGGATGGCGCAATTGCAATATTAGACGGTAACAATGGCCCATTGGCGGCACTTGGTTTTGGTGATGGTACTTACTATTGTCCAGATCTATACTATGGCCCATATACTCAAATGCCAAGTTGGAGCACATTTGACGCGGTCCCCCGTCCATCTGACAGTGTTTGGATTAAAACCAGCGCCAATGGTAGTGGAACTAATGTTGTGTTTAAGCAATATCACAGCAGTTTAGGTAAATGGGTTAAACTAGCAACTCCGGTATATTCTGATGGTTATACTGCATTGTATAGTCTAGACCGTTCTGGTGGTGGTAGAAATATTGTAGCAGGATCATTATTTGTCAAATATAATTCTGTTGATCTTTTTAACACTGATCCAACTGCAAGTTATACAATTTATCAGTTGTCGACTGGTGGTGCTATGTCGGTGACTGGTACATCAAGTGGAATGGAATTTATACAAGGTAAGACATTTAACGTAATTGTGTCAGAACCTGGTGCAGAAACTCCCACTAAGTACATGTTAACTAATGGCGGCGTTGATGCAGTGGCATTTGTTTCTACTATACTAGCAGCCAACATACCAAATGTCACTGCTAAAGTAGAAGTTAGTGGATCAATCACTCTTACTCATACCACTGGTGGTATTATTAGTTTACAAAATACATCTGCCGATGAAGATACCATAGCTCTTGCTGGATTTGATGTTGCGTCAAATCCAAATACTTGTATAAATTTTGTACCTGGATTGACATCAATGGATGTAACACTAACAAACTGGAAACCAGCGGCATACACATTCAGCTCAACAGAACCATATACAGCGCCTGATGATGGTACTATTTGGTATTACAGTGATCCAGCTGCAATTGACATTTTAATTTCTGATGGAACAGGTTGGAGAGGTTACAAAAACGTACCACGTGATGCTCGTGGGTTTAATCTACAACAAACAGATGCAGGCGGCGTTATTGTTAGTGCTAGCAAACCAATTGCACAAACTGATAACAATTCGTTGGCGGCTGGTGATTTGTGGTTGGATAGTGGCGATCTAGAACACTATCCTATGTTGTATCGTTACAGTACAGCCGGAACATGGGTATTGGTTGACAAGACCGATCAATTAAGTCAAAATGGTATTGTTTTTGCTGATGCTCGTTGGGACGCAGATGGGGTAGTAGATCCAATTGGTGCTGCATATCCTAGCGTGGCTGATTTGCAATACAGTGATTATCTTGATCTGGATGCACCCGACTATAGACTATATCCGCGTGGCATGTTGTTGTTTAACACACGCCGTAGTGGTTATAATGTCAAGCGTTATGTTAAAGATTATTTTAATATACATGCATATCCAAACGCTTCGTTACCGTCCATAACAGATGCATGGGTTACTACCAGCGGGCTAAAGAGCGACGGATCTCCCTACGCTGGGCACCATGCTCAACGTGCGCTGGTTGTTGATGCATTAAAAGCAGCAGTAGCGTCTAATTTGGACATTAGAGAAGAAGGTTACAACTTCAACCTATTGTTATGCCCTGGTTATCCAGAACTGGCAACAGATTTGGTATCATTAAACAATGATCGTAGTAATACTGGATTTATTATTGCAGACACTCCAATGAACTTGCCTTCTACAATCACTGACATTACTGCGTTTAACAAAGAACAAGTAACACGTGATGCATACATGGCATTGTATTACCCAAGTGCATTAACTACTGATCTTGGTGGGCACGAAATTTGTGTTCCTTCTAGTCATATTGCATTGCGTACATACATTCGCAGTGACAATCAAAGCTATCAATGGTTTGCACCAGCCGGCACACGCCGTGGACTAGTAGATAACGCCACTGCAATTGGTTATGTTGATAGTATCAGTGGCGAATTCCAGAAAACTGGCATTAGTCAATCTATACGTGATGGATTGTACGAACTTAATATTAATCCTATTACTTTGTTACAGGGAAGTGGTATTGTAGTTTACGGACAAAAAACACGCAACCCAACCACATCATCGTTGGATCGTGTAAATGTAGCACGTTTGGTCAACTACCTGCGTGTAATATTGCAGCCGTTAGCTAACCAGTTCTTGTTTGAGCCAAATGACAAAATTACTAGAGATCAAATTAAAGCAGTGGTTTCTAGTGCATTGAATGATTTGGTGGCCAAACGTGGTGTATACGATTATTTGGTAGTTTGCGATTCGTCAAACAACACATCTGATCGTATTGCTAGAAATGAACTTTACGTTGATATTGCAATTGAGCCAATGAAAGCTGTTGAGTTTATCTATATTCCAATCCGATTGAAGAACCCAGGCACTATAGCTGGTGGTGGAGCATAATAAAGTAGGCAAGTAATCGTGGTTTTAAGGGCCACGATTACACACCAATAATTGGATAAATAAAAGTAACAGGAGAACATAATGGCAGTTGCATCATTAACAAAATTTACAGTACCTTTGGCAAGCGATCAGAGCGCTAGTGCCCAGGGTCTATTGATGCCCAAATTACAATTTAGATTCAGGGCCTCATTTGAGGGTTTTGGTGTAAGTAGTAACCGGGTTGAATTAACAAAACAAGTCGTATCATTTGCTCGCCCGACAGTAACGTTTGGCGACATTGATATTCACGTTTATAACAGTCTAGTTCGATTAGCTGGGAAACCAACTTGGAGCGAAATTGCAGTGGTATTACGTGATGATGCACCCGGTAACGTTACCAAATTGGTTGGCGAACAAGTGCAGAAACAATTTGACTTTATGGAACAAAGCAGCGCAGCCAGCGGTATTGACTATAAGTTTATTACACGTTTGGAAATGCTAGACGGTGGCAACGGTGCTAACGAGCCCGGTGTACTTGAAACTTGGGAATTGTACGGATGCTATTTGCAGTCTGTTGCATATGGTGAAACAAACTATGCTAACAATGAGCCAATACAAATCACCATGACAATGAAGTTTGATAACGCAGTACAAACTCCAGGCGGTACTGGTATTGGTACATACGTTGGCAGAACAATTGGTCAAAACATAACAATGTAATTATTTTTACGCAGTAAAAACCCAGCCTAGCTGGGTTTTTTTGTGGCTAAATAATATATAAGGATTTTTACATATGGCTGGTATATTTGATGATGTAGTAAACTTTGTTGGCAGTACGTTAAAGCAAATTGCCACTGGTGATAGTCTTATGGATTATAAACACGCCAGTCGACTATTTGTTGATGACCAGTACAAGTTGATGCCTAAATTTGGTTACTTGTATCATGTGTTTTTTGATATCAACCCAGGCGCATACCCTGATCCACAAAATCCCAATAGGAACTATGAACTTGGCATGCTGGTAAAAAATGCCAGCTTGCCAAAATTCACAATAGATACTAAAACTCTTAATGCCTATAATCGTCGAAACTTAATTCAAACCAAGATAAATTACGATGGTCTTACTTTTGGATTTCATGATGACTCGGCTGATTTGGTGCGAAATTTCTGGTTTGACTATTATAACTATTACTACCGTGATAGTGATCATACTGAAGATTTGTATCACATGGAACACAAATATCAGGATGTTCGACCAACTGCCTCTTGGGGATATACCCCTAGAAAAACTGATGGAATTCCGTATCTGAATAGCATACGTATCTACAGCCTGCATCAAAAAAAATTCAGTGAATACATACTAATTAATCCTATTATAAAAAGTTTCCGACATGGTGAACATGCAGCTGGTCCGGGCGAAATGATGTCCCATGAAATGATTGTTGAATATGAAAATGTGTTGTACTGTTATGGAACAGTAAGCTCAAATACAGTCAAAGGGTTTGCACAATTGCATTATGATACCAGTCCAAGTCCACTTAGTACTGCTGGTGGCGGCAGTAGAAGTATATTGGGCGCCGGCGGATTGTTAGAAACTGGTAATGATGTTATAGAAAATTTAGCCGAAGGCAACTATGGAGCCGCGGCATTCTTAGCCGCCCGCGGATTTAACAATCTAAGTCATATGAATTTAAAATCTGCGGCTACGTCAGAACTAATGGGTCTTGGTACCAGTATATTGCGCGGCAATAATCCTAGTTCTTCAATATTTGTGCCTAGTCTACCAGGGCTCAGTAACAGCTTAGGTGCAATTGCTACTAATGTTGGCGGCGGGTTTGGTGGCATATCATCTGGCGGCGGTGGCTCTGCTGGACTAATAGCTGGTGCATCGTTGCTTGGGGCATCGGCGCTGAATAAACCTGTGAGATTAAGTAATCAAGAAGTAACTGATGCAACTGCTAGTATAAATGGTGCACCGCAGTCGGCTACTAGCTTCTTAGATCCTGCGCAGCGAGCACAACGAGCAGCAACAACTGGGGCAGAAACTTCGGAATCTAGT